TTCCTTTTCAATCTCTAAGACTCTATAGTAGCAGGAGTGGCTAGGGTGTCAACAACTATTTTCAGAGTTGTTGCACAAAAACAACGCCTAGATCATGGAGAAGCTGACCTCAAAGCCTTCTTCCTCACACATCTTCAGCCAGTCATTGAAGCCAGCAACATGCTCCTTGGCAACGTTGTAGATAGTGGTGCCGATGGGTTCGCCTTCTTCCCAGATGTCGTCCTCAGCGAACACTGCCACAGTCTCGTCTTTGCCTTGAGTCAGGACCCAAGCCTTATACACTGAAGCCGGATGCCGACTGATCAAGATGTCCTGGGTAATCGTGGTAGGCGTCTGCAATGCATCGAATCGGATGCTCTGTTCACGGATCGCGCCAGTCTTGAGGACCTGGACTTGACGCTGGGCTTCGATCAGGATGTTCATGCTCATTTCAGTTCCTTTTCAATCTCTAAGACTCTATAGTAGCAGGAGTGGCTATGGTGTCAACAACTATTTTCGAAGTTGTTGTTTTTTTACAACTCAGCCCAGCGTTTCCACAGCCGATCCGACCAGACAGCCAACAAGCACCAAAGAGGCAAAAATTGCAATCAAAACAGTCATTTCAGTTCCTTTTCAATCTCTAAGACTCTATATTAGCAGGTTCAGGCGGCCCGTCAACACATTTTTCAACTATTTTTCGGTTTGTTGCAGAAAAGCAACGGTCTAGGACGGTCTACCGGCGGGTCTAGGAGCCCAGGGAATAGGAGAGTACGTGGAGACGTAAAAAAACCGCCTGGAGAGCGGTTTTGGGTGTCTGGAAAAGACTCTTAGATGGCGAATCCTACGCTCCGGACTGATTCAATCCTGAAGGAACGCCAGTCCTGACTGTCAATATCATATACTGAAATCGTAGATTCACTTTTTTTCCTTACAGTATCTGTCTTTGAAACATACTCTGGCACATCTTTTAGAGTACAGTTCATTTCACGAATAGTACCATCTTTCTTTTCAAAACTTACAGTAACTTTTTCTGTAGACTTAAGTACACCATAAATCCACAATGCAAACTCAGCTTTATCAGATTCAGACAAAACTTTGATATCCAAATTAGTAATAACCATACTATTATATCCTATTCAATTAATCACGCATATCAGTATACATTGCTTCCAGAGTTTCTGCTACTTCCTTAGGAGTAGCATCACAACGAAAGCACACATAATCAACAATCGATTGGGCAGTAAGGCTATAGCCCCACGCTTCTAGAATCAATTGAGTAACTTCACTTTCTAGTTCGGGTGTCATTTTAAAACATTACTGATACATAATCTCGGGCATATGCACGATCTTCGGCATATTGAATATCGCCATCATCCATCAAGTCGTCCAACACATCAACGATTCGGTCGTCGGACATCATTTCCTTAGTAATCTCGCGCTTGGGTGCCTTGGGAGCCTTGGGAACAACAACCTTAGGAGCCTTGGGTGTCTTAGGCACCACAGTCTTAGGTGCTTTCGGTGCCTTAGGAGCCACAGCCTTGGGAGTCTTTGTCGCCTTACTCTCAGGCAGACCATTGCCCAAGTCAGTCATCTGATACGCAATCACTTTGCGACCATCACGGACAGGAGCAATGCTAGCGCCGTAGTCGATCTTGGCGTAAAGCACGTAGGCAGACAGCTTATAGGGCAGAAGGCCTTCGATAGCCAACAGGCTCTCAACGGACACAGGAACATTAAGCCCAGCAGCGGCCAGGGCATTGTAGACTTTAGCTTGGTGAGACAGTTTGGACATGATTTTTTCCTTAATCAAAAATTAATTTACAGACACATTATATAGTGGGAACCGTGCTATGTCAAGCAGAGTCCCAACGAAAAGTTCCCGAGCAGTCATCAGACCCCGGAATCGTCAGCATCATCGCAGTAAGTTCCTGCTCACGGAGTTCGTCCAGGTATGCAATGACTTGAGCCTCGACATCATCTTGCCGAAGTTCGTCTAGGAGAATTTCAACCACACTCCGAAAACCGAAGCCAAATTCATTAGTCATATCAAAGCCCTTTATCAATCACTGGAACAACGTCTATAATAGCAGGTTCTGAGCCAACGTCAACACCTTTTTTGAAGGGTGTTGTAAAAAAGTCACACCATCAGCATGTCCTGAATCACGAATTTGGCTTCAGGTGTAGACTTGCAGCGTTCACCGTTCACGGTAATTTTCCGATTGTTCACAATCTTGACGCTGAATTGACCAGCGGTGACTGTCCAGAACTCATCCGTTTTGACACGGACTGGAACCTGACCAGTAGCAAAAAACAGCGTATCGTAGATTTCATCATACGCAAGTTTCCGCAGGAATTGCATGTTAGCAGCCATAGTATTAGGCTACCACGAAAGGTTTGTTCCACCGACCGATATGCACATGGGCGTAATACGCGGTATCAAAATAGTCGGTCTGGGAATCCGAATTGTCGTAGTAGTCAGCCGAATACATAGCCTTCACGATCTTGGACATCAGTTCCAGCGCATCGCCGGAGTAATGGCTCTTGAAGTGATAGGTGTTCACCTGCTCATAGCCACTGGTGTTCGGAGTGAATCCACGCGAAACTTGGTAGAAGTCCTTGCTGCAAGTTTCATTGCCGTTCGCAATGAAGTCCACAGGAGCAGACTTGATCGTGCAAGTAATGGACGAATTGTCGCACTTCAAGGAGAATTTCACACCACTGCCCTTGAGAGCCTTGTCCAGGTTCGCTTTGATCTTCGCCTTGCGCTCTTGGTTCATGTAAGCCATTTCAGTTCCTTTTCAATGTCTAAGACTCTATAATAACAGGTTTGATGCAGGCGTCAACACTTTTTTTGAAGTGTGTTGTTTTTCTGCAACTACTTTGAAGAATTCCACAAGTCACAGTAGTGCTGGGCATCACGCCGAAGATCGCACGCATCTACTATCTGATCTCCGTACATGATCCACCACACAACCTTTTCTCGGCCAGTGTGGGTCTGCCTATATGCCTTTTTGACGGTGTAGGTGAGTTTGTTCGTTGTCATGCTGCTTGTCTCTCTCAATGTCTAAGGCTCTATAATAGCAGGTTCCGAACGAACGTCAACACTTTTTTGAGGTGTGTTGTTTTTGCGCAACCGTCCTAAAAACGAAAAAGGAGCAAAAGTGATAAAACTTTTGCTCCTTTCGGGTCGATGAATCTAAATTTTACTTATTATTTACATTCACATTAGCCTTAACTGCGCCAGCTAGAATCATAGCAGCAAGCCATTGATAGAATCCATATTCAATCGTCAGTCCGAATAGAGTATTGACAGCCCAAATCAACGCAAGCGGACCAATAATAATAAGGCAAACTGCCAAAAAAATCAAAAAGATAGCTGTAGTCGTATTCATAATATATCCTCAATAATATTTAATTGTTACAATAATCATCTTCATCAAAATCTTCATCGTGAAGATTTTTGATATTAATATTCTTAATTCGCTCTTTGAATCTCAATTTATCTTTTGACGATTCTCTAATTGGAGACGGCTTCTTATTGGGCTTATCTTCATCCGCATAAAACTCACGAAAACCCTGGAAACTCTTTTTATCTTTATTAGTCTTAGACATATGTTACTCGGCAACTTCTCCGTTGAAAATTTGAGGCATTGCTTCCATGACGATTTTCTTGGTGATGCCCTTATAGGTTAACTTCTTATCTTTGATCATAACAACAAGTTTTGCTTCCTCAGGAGAAACAGATTCTAATAGTTCAATGAAAATTGTTTCACGTTTAAGTGGAGTGATATTAAATCCCTTCACGAAATACTTAAACTTACGCAACTCTTTTGGTAGACGATTGTATCCCCAGTTTTCAGGCATTTCCATAGGTCTATATGGAGGAATTCCTGGCGGCAGATCAAATTGAATTGCATTGTGATATGTCAACATCAACGCTTCTTGTAGTGCTGGTTTAAGGTTTCCAATCTCCCTTAGCGCATCGACTCGCTTTGATGCAGGTAGTTCCGAAATATGCTGAAGCAATTCGGGTAATGTTGACTTAGTAATGTCCATTGGCATTTTAAAATTCCTGTAGGTGTTCTATCAAAAGCTTCATGCGATTGTTGATAAAATATGTTAAAAGTTTCTCACGACCTTTTTTAGGGGTACCATTGTATGTATTCAATATGTTTTGCTGATATTCAGCCGGTACTTTGCTTAGATCGATCAGAGATTCATTTCTCTTGTACCTTCTAAGCATGTCGCTATCACAAAAAACTTGTGGTTCTTCTTTTAGCCATATATTTAGCTTTTTCTCAGTTACAGCTTTTTGACGCACACCTGCAACAATCGCATCATCTTCAGACAGGAAATTAGGGATACCGTCACCAGTGTCGCCTTTGATGATATGCAACTTTAGAAACTCCTCTGCATCATCGGTTTTGAGGAATTTCTTAGCCATAGGGCTATACTGTTCAACGTTAGTGTACTTTTGCAATTGCATAAAGTCTTTATCACTAGACAGAATCAGGATCTTTTCTGTTGCACTATTATTCAGTTGTACACCATACTTATGGCAAAGTGTGCCAATGATGTCGTCTGCTTCCATCTTATCGACGTGCATCACACGATACGGAGAATACACTTTCAATTCTTCACGGATCTTGTTCAACGTTTGGAAGATTAGATTCCAATCGAAAGGCGATTCCTCTCGGGCTTTCTTTCGTCCAGCTTTGTAGTACGGAAAAACATCCTTGCGCCAGTAATTCGTAGAGTCTGCGCAGATGATAATCTCACCGTACTTCGCTTTGAATTTCACATTGTATCCACGGATGCTATTCAGCACCATGTGGCGAATCATATTCTCGTCAATGCCTTTGAGTACATCAGGCTGCATCATGAGGTTTGAAATCATGACTTGGTTCAGGTCAATTAGAATCATTGTGTATGAATGTGTATAGGTTAATTTACTTTGAGAATGATTGTATCAGAATTAATGCGTCCAGTCAATGCACATTCTTTGGTTTTAAGCTCTGGCAAAATCTTTTTCAGCTTAACTTTGCCAGCTTCTAGGACTTCTTTGATAACGACTTCAGGCTTACGGAGACGCTTTCCGATAGATGTTGCAATATCAAAATTCTGAAGTGTAGTGCCTTTCATGCTAAAGCCCTTTGCATTTTCGGCATTGTAAACACCAAGGAGTTTCGTCTTCGTGTTGTATGTCCACACTTGTGTCGCACCGATCAACTTGTCTGGAGTGATACTCTTAAGCTTCAACTCGGTGCACTCTTTTTGATACTGCACCTTTGCGACAAGAATAGCAGCAGGCTTTTCTTTCGTCACACGTTTTTTACGGGCAGGCTTACTCACTACTGCAACATTATTTGTTGCCGTCACAATAGAATCCATGAATTCGCGCAGGCGGCGCAACTCAACTTTGCTGAAATTCGAATAGCCTTCGACTAGCTGTTTATCTTTGCCAGCAATAGCTTCATTGATTTCCTTACTATGATCAACGAAATTGTCGCACACCTTCTTGAGTACTACAGAACTCAGCTTGAGGTTCTTAACATAACTTTCGATGTCAATCGTAGTCTTACACTGACTCGCAATAAAATCGTCAATCAAGCCTTCAATCTCTCCCGAGACTTCGCTAGCCTTTTCGCGAATACGATCTTGAATGTTCACTACAGGAGCGAGAGCAACAACTACCGGCGCTGCCGTTACTGCTGCCTCTTTTCGTTCAGCAACCAAAAGCTTTTTGTAGCCATCACAGAAAAACTTTTTAGTCTTATCGTTAGGAATGAATCCCATGCACATCATCCGTGCAACCCATCCAACTTGCAGCGACACCTTAGCATCGGACATGCCTTTAATTGTCGCGACTTCATCCTTAGGACGATTCACCTTCTTCACGTATTCAAGAAGGAATTCCTTAGCATCCTTTCGGGTGCAATTGTAGTTGTACCAGCTCAGTGCCTTGATCATAGGACCAATGCCGTCATGCACAGTGCCGGCAATCCACACAGGCTCGGTGCCGTGCATGTTGTCGATGGGGGTGATCTTTTTCATGGTTTGATTGACATGGAAGTCATAATTTGAACAACCAGTATAGCTGGCTTCTCAGCAACCGTCAATAGGTGATGTTGTTTTATCGCAACATATTTAGTTAAATATTTTTTGATTATAAATATAGGTATTATAACAGATAGGAGATGATTATGTCAAGTCTTAGTATTCCAGAACTTAAAAAACGTCCTGGCAGAATAGAAACTTTTGCAGCAAAGTTAAAACAAGGATCAGCATTTGCTATGTCGCCATCTGGTACTATTATTGCAGAGACTGTTATTATAGACGATAAAGTATATGATAAAACAGATTCTGTAAAAATAATTAAAGCAATAGAAACTGCTAAAAAATTGGTGCTTGTTTCTAAAAATGGTAGTTCGGCACCTATAAGTAAACTAATGAAATCTAGTGAGTTTGGTGGCAATGCGGCCGCCGGTGGTAGTGCAGCTAAAGGTAATCGTGGTGATATGGCAGAAGCTATATTTGCATCAGCAATTACTGCTAGATTTATGACCAGAAATGAAAATATTACTGCAATTCATATTCATGCCCTGCTAGATAGACTCCGCACAGATAAAATGCAACAGACCCATGAATATGAAGGATTGAATGCGAATCCAAAAATTGTTGATGGTGTCATACTAAAAGTAGGTTTGGCTATTCCAAATTTAGTTGCACTTCAAGATAGAACAATTCGCGCATCATTATCGGATATCGTAGCATCTGCAATAAAATATGCAAATTCTCCTACTGTAGTGAAGTGGGCTAAGATGTTGTATGAAAATAATCAAAGAAACAGTATTGAAATTGTTGCGGATGGCATTGGTGATCAAACAGGAACAAAAGTTGATGTTAGATTAAAAATTGATGGTGTTGCTACAAATGTTAATGTATCTCTAAAAGCCGGTGATGTAAAGCAGTTTGGACAAGTAGGCGGATCTAGTTTTGATAAACAAGAATATCTTTGGGAGAAACTTGCTGGATTAAATATATCAACTATAAAAAATAAATATGAAGAATTTTTAGCACAAAAAAAACCATTTAAAGCTATCGAAACTTCATATGGTGAAGCCGTAAATAAGTTTAATGCTGAAGTCAGAAAATCTGAAAAGAATGCATATCAAAAACTGGCCGATGGTATCAATTTTTTTGGAACATTACACGAAGAGAGTGTTACATTAGTTCAGCTTAACAGAGAAGAAGCTAAAATATATCAATTTGATATGTTATTCAAAGCACTTCAAGCCAAGAAAACAAAGCTAACTGCCAAATTAAATACGTCGAAATCGTATCCTGAAGTTAATTTTGAGGATAGTGCAGGCGAAGTTCTATTGATTATTAGAGTAAAGATTGAGAATAAATCAAGTGGTGAACAATACATAAGAAATTATGTAGAGAAAGGTCCGTTGATGGGTAAGCTAGTTGCGACTTATGCATAAGTCGCAACTTTAATTATCAATCAATCCCAAAGGCCTTCATAGTACTTGCCAAACAGTCGGTATCCATTTTGATTACGTTTCATATGTAGTCCCAACGCAACATAATCACATTCGTAGGTGTCGTTAGGACCTTTTTCAAACGTCCATAGTGTAGCGTTACCGTCTGCATCCCAATCGCAAGGAACACTTTTCATATCGTGTTCACCCTTGCGGTATTGGTCTTCCCATTCACAATTCACTCTACATTCGAATGCTTGAATCATTTCATCAAGTGCCCAGTCCCAACGCTTCTGATGATTGTCATCAGTATCCCATTCATTCTCTTTTGGCGGCGCACTAGTAGAACGGAGAGATTCCGGCACATCTTCGTCATCTACGAATGGAGCACCGTGCTTATCTTCTTTAAGTTGCTTAAGCATAGGCAAAATAATATGAGCCAGAGTGTTGTCCATGTTCCATGTATCGTAGCGATCAATCTTCACATAACGAATTTCAGGATGAACAATGTCCAGAATTTTCTGAATTCCCTTACACAATGGTGTCAGTAGATCACTCAGACGTTCGATTCTCGGTTCAGTGTATTGAATTTCACGCCAGAAAAACACCTTCTCAAGGATAGTGTAAGGACTCAGCCAGTGATTGCGGTATCCGCTAATGTAAACTTTCATACTATTCTTCCGATTGATTTAGTCTAATGTGGTGCCCGTAGAGCCGATTGTACGCTTGCAGTATATTGATTGGAATTGATTCTTTACCAAACAAGTCCAGATGATCTTTAATCTCATTCGCTAGTGCGCGAGAAAACTTAACTTCATCAGTAGTGCCAATAGGATGGACTTCAAAATCATTACTCATATTTGTATACGTGTGGATTAGGACGGATGCGAATTTCTTGACCAACTACAAAATGCTCGTTGTTTTTAAAGGGTTCATCATCGACTAGTGACCCAAATTCTTTTTCCATGTAGTATTTGCCCATAGCTTTGATCAATTGGTCCATAAGGCTATTAGAACCATTCGCATCATCTTCAGGAAAGAAACAGATTGGCGATCTGCCCCAAGTTCTATACTTCATTGCTTCATGAAAAATTTTACGGTGACGTTTGTTATTAGGATCAAACGTCTCGTACGGTCGACCGAACTGCTGAATTTTGCTCATTTTCAATAATATCTAAAATACGTTTAGCTTCACTACGGACATCTGCTGTTACAGAGTATCCGAATCCTTCTGGGTTTAAAATTTCTTTTAAGAAATTGATGACTTCAGAGTCTGCCGTATCATTCATAGTCTTTTTCTTTAGTGAAGAATGCTTTGACTTTTAGCTTTGTATCCCAGTTTTTTGCGTAACCATTATCCTCATCACAGATACTTAGAGCTTCTTCTTTAGTCACTACGCGGTGAGAAATGATTGTTTCACCCAAAGACATTTGAGAAAATTCTTGTGCATGCTCCATCGTAACTACATCTAGCGCCCAATCAACCTTATCGGCGCCCGCGGGCACTTGCACCATATATCGAGTGCGGAATTGTTGAACAGCTTCTACCAAAACCCACTGCGATTCTTCTTTCTTTTTCAAAGTCCAGCTCCCATCTTTGTTATCAATCCACTCAAGTGTGTCACCAGTTTTCCATCCTTGAGATTCCATCATTCCTTCTGGAAGAGGCAACACCAACTCGCCAGTTTCTTCGTCATGCTCTAGAGCAATAGTCCAAGATTGTTTGTCCATCATCAAAGTGTCCTCTAAGTTAGTCGATACGTAAGTATAGCACAAC